AGAAGTTTCGTTGAGCCGGAATCCTGTATACGCAAAAGAAGCACTGATCATATCGGTAACAATAAAGAATCACCAGTATTTGAAACGATATCGTTATTCTGAATTGAAACAATATACAAATCGGCAGATAAGGGAAATGGGATGTTATCGTGCATCAGAACACAAGAAGCTGGCAAAATACCGATATGGGGAACTCAGACAGTACACCTATCTCCGGATACGTGAGAAAGGAGACACATGGTAAAAGCGGAGATGCTTCAGCTTGTGAAAGACAATCTGAAGCTGCAGACGGAGGACTATGATCTTGCAATCATGGATCTGATCCAGGATTGCTGTTCCTATTGCAATCTGGAGGAGCTCCCGAATGCATTGGAACCATTTGTAAGAAAGAAAATCAAAAGAATGATTGATTATGAGACAGCAAAAGGAACCGGTTATCAGCAGGACATTGCCAGCATTAAAGAGGGTGATGGAAGCATTACCTACGCCACGGGTGGCAGTAACAGCCGTGACGGCATCTATGGTCTGTCTGATGCGGATAAGACGATTCTGAGACGGTTTAGGAGGTTGAGAGGATATGTTTAATCCTTATGAAGCAATGTATGACTCGGTTATGGATGTGTACCGGTATCGTGACACAAAGGATGATGCCGGATTTGATGCATCCGATGAGAGCCTGGTGGCATCCAGCGTAAAATGCCGGTACAGCATTTCAAACCAGGGAACAGCAGGAAGCCCGGTGCCGTCCCTGCAGGCGAGCAATCAGCTCTTCTGTGGGTTGGAAACGGATATTCGGGAAGGTGATAAGGTGGTGGTCGCGCTGCGAAACGGGCATAAGGTGAAACTTCGGGTTGGAGAAGCACACCCTTATAGCTTCCAGTACCAGTGCCGGGTAGAGAGGGATGAGAAAGCGTGAGCAGTTCCAATTATCGAAGAAATAAGGCGGCGCTGGATGCGCTTCGGAAAGATTTGGAAGCGGAGATGGGAGATTTCTCGGAAATCGATATCAAGCTCTTAAACCAGGCAGTGAATGAAGGGATGCGGGACATCAAAAAGAATACACCGGTACGAACCGGACATTTGAGAAAGTCTTGGCGATCGGCTCCTGCGGTGAAAGGTCCCTCTGGAGTCAAGAAAGTTCTGGTCAATACGGCAGATTATTCGGAGTTTGTAAACTATGGTCACAGAGTTGTAAGTAGATCAGGAAAGACCATGAGATTTATTCCAGGGAGACACATGCTGGAGAAAGGTGTTTCCTATATCGACAGGCGGCTGATGGGACTTTTTAAAGCAGAGATCGAACGGATCAGGAGGGAACACGATGGTTGAGAGTCTATATAAAGCGATTGCCGCGGAATGCCGCTCATCTGTGCCGGAGCTTAAGAAGATTTACCGGGATAACATTCCACAGAATATGGAATTTCCGTGTATCCTGGTAGAGATTACGGAAACGACGGCAAACCGGCGTCTGTCAGAAAGACAGCGGATCAAACAGAACTTTGATGTTCAGTATTTCCCTGGTGATGAAAGCGAAAACCGCAGAAAAGAATGTGAAAAAGTAAAACAGAAGATGCTCCGGCGTTTTGATGTGGTAAGCGCCGATGGCATCTCTTTTTATGTCAGGAACAAAAATGCATCTATCGTGGATGATGTTCTTCATCTGTTGTTCGATGTGACCTACACCGAATACGAGAAGAAAGAGATCCCGAAGATGGAAGAAATGAACACAAATATAGAAACGGAGGAAAAAGATGGCAGGAATATGGGAAAGCCAGAATAAGGTCATTCCGGCAGCGTACATCAACCTTGTTACCAATACACCGTTGAGCATAACGGCCGGAGACCGGGGAACTGTGGCGCTGGCACAGGAACTGTCCGTGGGAGATGACGGTGCTATCTATTGCATCACAGCGACGGAGGCAAATTATCCGGAGAACTCTACTGCTGCAGATAAGAAACTGGCAAATCTGGCACTTCTGGGAGCCAAGACGGTGCTTTTATATAAGCTTCCGCCAAATCATACGGATGATCATGTGGAAGCGATGCTTGCAAAGTTAAAGACGGAAGACGCAAACGTGATCGTGTATCCGTATTTGAAGTCCACAACATCTGCATCAACCGCTCAGCAGACGATCGCAAACTGGGTTAAGGCAATGCAGGAAGAGGAAGGTAAGAACATTACGGCGATTTTGACCAATTATGTTGCAGACAGCCAGTATGTGATTAACAACGTACAGGGAGTAACGCTTTCAGATGGATCCACACTGACTGCAGCAGAAACAGGTGCATGGATCGGCGGTGTAACGGCCGGGGCAAAGATCACGGAATCCAATACCGCAAGAAAGTTTGTCGGCGCGATCGATGTAACACCAAGAATGACAAAGACGGAGATGGAGACGGCGATCAAGGCAGGAAAGCTGATCCTTACTGTGGACAAGTCCCAGAATGTAACCGTTGTATCGGATGTAAACTCATTGACAAGCACGACACAGAAGCTTGGAGAAATCATGAAACAGAACCGGTCTGTACGCACAGCATGCGGGATCCGGGAAGATATTGGAACCGTCTGGGATTCCAACATTAAAGGCAAGTATGATAACAATGAAGATGGGCGGGCTATTTTTAAAGGTGCTCTGGTTGAGTACTTTACAGATCTGGCACGCCGTGGAGCAATTCAGAATTTTAGTGCGGATAACATCACGGTAAAGGCAGGAGTAGCTATTAATGCAGTGGTGGTAGAAGCCGGTGTTCAGCTTACTGGCAGTATGGAGATCGCCTACATTACAGTGAATCTGACATAAGGAGGGAGACGAAATGACAAATTATACGAAACTCAGTGATACCCTCGGTGGATCTGAAGGAAAAGGCTTTATTACCCGCAGCGGGCAGAATCGTGAAATGTTTGAGATCTCGAAGATCGATGCGCACGTCACCTTGACAGTGGCAGAGAGAAAGCTTCTCGGACATCGTATGACGCAGCATAAGGTCGTTGGCGCAACCGGAGAAGGAAGCGGCACCTTTTATTTCATGAATTCAGATGCGCTGAAAGAGTTCCTTGGATACAAAAAGAATGGTGTTTATCCGGCATCTACATTGCAGTTTGTAAATGAAGATCCACAGTCCACGGTAGGTCGGCAGACGGTAACCTTGTTTCATGTGATCTTAAAAACGATTCCAATCGCATATCTGGAGGATGATAGCGAAGATCCGATCACATTTGATTCCGATTTTACATTTGATGACTGTGACTGCCTTGAGGCATTCCAGTTACCGGAGAATTTTAGATAAGGAGAGAAGACTATGGCAGATATGAAAGAAATGGATTTATATGGCTTTTTACATCCGGAAATAACTCCGGATAAAGAGATTATCGTATCCAGCCGTTTTAAAACAAAAGGAGGGGATCCTCTTCCTTTTGTGATCAGACCGCTGACACAGGATATCTGTGATGCGATCCAGAGAGGCTGCATCAAGACGGATAAGAAAGGGAACCAGACGTTTGACCGTGTGAAGTATGTAGCGGAGACAACAACGGCCGCAGTGGTGTTCCCGGATCTGAAGAATGCCGAGCTTCAGAAAACTTATGGCGTAATCGGAGAGGTGTCTCTTCTCAAAAAGATGCTTTACACAAATGAATATGATCGCCTGATCGATGAGGTTCAGACACTATCTGGTCTGGAGAATTTCGACGATTTGAAGGATGAAGCAAAAAACGCATAAGGCATAATGATCTGGAATTTTGTCTGGCTCATTATGCCCTGCAGAAACTGCATATTCTCCCTGAAACACTGGCAACGATGTCGATTAGGGAGAAAGCAATTGTATTAGCAAGTATTGAACTTCGAATTGAGGCGGAGAAGAGAGCTGCGAATAAGCATTAGGGAAGGAGGAACCACATGGGAGTACTGAGAGCAGTGTTTGAGTTGCAGGATCGATATTCATCGCGAATCTCGAAAATCATGCAGGCCTCCGACCGGGCGGCAGCATCGATTGAAAAGGCGAGTACGGCGGCCGATAAAGTCAGTACAGGACTTGATAAGGTAGGAAAATCAGGAACAAAGGCTGGGGTAGGATTAAGCGGAGCAGGCGCGGGTGCCGACAAGACCAAGACGAAGATGAAAGGGCTTGGCGATGAGATGGAGCGGACAAAGAAAACTGCTGATCGAGTTGCCAAAGCTCTGGCGGGTGTCTTCGCTGTAAAAACTGCTGTCGATGTTGGAAAAATGCTTGGTTCTGCTTCTGATGCATATGCAAATGCAAATACCAGGCTGAACCTTGTGAATACGGATGATTCCGGGAATGCTATCGACCCGAGTTTCCAGAATAAGGTCTACGCCTCCGCGCAGCGTTCCAGGGCATCTTTTGAGAGCACAGCGAACGGAATTGCTAGCCTAGGCTTAAATGCCAGCAATGCCTTTAAAAACCAGGATGAGCTGATTGCCTTCGTTGAGTCGATCAATAAGCAGTTTGTAATCGGTGGAACAGAAGCCGGAGCTGCGGCAGGAGCCATGGTCCAGTTAACCCAGGCGATGGGATCCGGCGCACTTCGGGGCGATGAGCTGAATTCCGTCCTGGAAGCAGCGCCGAGCATTGCCAGAAATATCGAAAAATACATGGGATGGGCGGAAGGCTCCATCAAGAAGTATGCCGAGAAAGGCATGCTGTCGGCAGAGATGGTAAAAAATGCCCAGCTTGCGGCGATGGATGAGATTGATCGGAAGTTTAATTCTATGCCGATGACCTGGGCACAGGTCTGGACAAGCGCCATGAACATGATCCAGAAAGGATCAGCTCCGTTCTTGACGGTAGTCAGCTGGCTGGCGAATAACATGTCGATCATCGGACCGCTGCTCTTGGGATTAGGTGCGGCGCTGGCAGTGTACGCATCGTTTACCTATGGAGCGGCGGCAGCCCAGTGGATATTGAATGCGGCGACAGCGGTGTGGAATGCGTTGTGCACGATGAATTCGGCAGGGCTCATGATGATTGGAGTCATAGGCTTGATTGCAGTCCTGTACGCCGGTGTGGCAGCGTTTAATAAAATTACTGGTGCTTCGGTCAGTGCAACGGGAATTATCTGTGGAGGATTTTCTGTGGCTGCACAATTTGTTGTGAATTTAGGCTTGTCAGCGGCGAATGTGTTCCTTGCAATAGCAAATGGTGGACGGGCTGTTGCGTTTAATATCAAAACAGCATTCGGCAATTCAATTCATAATGTTCAATCGTCCTTTTACAATCTGCTGGCGACGGCGACAGAGGTGATTGGAGGAATTGCCGAGAAGCTCAATGCCCTTCCGTTTGTAAATATTGATGTTGCGGGTTTATCCGGAAAGGCTGACACCTATCGGGCAAAGGCACAGCAATATGCATCGGAAAAAGGATCCTACGAGGACGTAGGCGTCGCTTTTAATAAGGGACTTAATACATTCGATACCTGGAAAAAGGGATGGGCACAAAATGCTTATAATAAAGGCTACAGCTGGGGATCCAACGCAGCCGGTAAAGCAACCGATTTCTTTAATGGCGGTGTCGGATCTTCGATCGGAACCGTCGGGGATCCGGCTGTCGTAAAGGGAACTGAAAAGAATGGCAGCATCAAGGCGTCGTTGGAAGATGAGGATATTAGCTATCTGAAGGAACTTGCAGAACGTGACTATGTTGCGAGAATCGCCCAGAATACACTGGCGCCGAACATCGCAATCACATTTACCGGGGATATTCACAAGGAAACGGATTACGAGCAGATCGGACCGGCAATCGCTCAGATTCTTAGAGATGAACTGGAAACAGCACCGGAGGGATTATACTGATGAGCTACAGCGTGTACATCAAATACAAGAGTAAACGGTATAAGCTTCCGGTGAACCCGGAAGAAATCAAGAAGAAACAGAAGCTGAATATTGAGAAATACCAGGTGCTCGGCAGCGGACAGGTAAGCGTTCCAACTTACCAGGCATTGAATGAGTATAACTTCGAATGTGAACTTCCGCACCATGAGATGCACTATATGGAACCGGGCAGCCGCGCGGATCCGGACTGGTACATTCGAATGCTCACGAAGGCACAAAAAGAGAAAACGCCGGTCCGGCTCATTTATTCCAACGGCATGACGGATGATGAGTCGGTGATGGTGCTGGTGGAATCCTGTGAAATTTTGGAAAAATCGGGAGAAGAGGGGGATAAATATCTTACCCTCTCGTTCCTTCAGTATCGGAAACCGTCAAAGAAATACCGCGCGGTTGTGACACCGGTAGCGACGGTGGCCCAGCCAGAGACACCGCAGCCAACGAACCCGGCAGTGGAGGAAGGAAAGACATATACTGTGCAGAAAGGAGATTCCCTCTGGAAGATCGCAAAACAGTTCTATGGGAATGGGGCACAGTATTCGAAAATCGTAAGTGCGAACGCGGATAAGATCAAAAATCCAAATTTGATTTATCCGGGGCAGGTATTCACGATTCCATCATGAGGAGGACGTTATGCAGCTATGCGTGGAAAATAATGGTGTGATCTATGAAATATCAGAAATGTGCTCGGAGCTTAGCTGGCAGGACAAATTGAATTCTGGCGCTTCCGTCCTGGAATTTACATACCTGTATGACGGAGAACTGATGATCAAAAATGGAGATGTCGTCCGACTCACCAATACCAGTGAGAAGGATGGCATCTTTTTCGGAGAAGTATTCCGTGTCAGCATGGGTGAAGACCGGCGGGTGAAAGTAAAGGCGTATGATCAGTTACGACGCGGAAAGTCTAAAGATATCATTCCATTAAAAGGCGGACAGGACGATGTGGTATCCGTTACTCAGTCGATGTGCAGATATCTGAATCTAACGGCCGGGGATATGCCGACAGGAATTTCATACAAAGTTCCAAAGGATAAAGTAAAATACCAAGACACATGGATTGATGTGATCTATGGACTGATCGGAGATACCCTTCTTAATACAAAAACTGCGGATAATCCGCAGGGAGAATGGTATCGTTTGGCGGACGTTTACGGAAAAATCCGGTTGGATAATCTCCGGGACCTTCAGCTCCCTTTGGTACTTGGTGATGATTCCCTAGCATATGGATACAGCTGGGAGAAGTCCATCGATGATGAATTTTACAATGTGGTGAAGATCTCCTGGATGGATGAGAAGAACGGAAAGGCGCAGACCACTCAGGCTGCAGATCAGGATTCAGTAAATCGATATGGAAACCTACAGTATTATGAGCATGTTTCGGATAAGAGCGTTGACGCGGGAAAGCTTCAGGAGAAGGCGAAGAAGCTTCTACAGCTATATAACCATGAGAAAGAAACGATAAAGCTGTCCTGTATCGGGGATCATTCTGTGAGAGCTGGATGCAGTATTTATGGCAGCATTGCAGATATCGAACTGGACCGGCGTGTGATCGTAAAAGAAGTAACACACAAATATTTGCCGACGCACACAATGGAATTGGAGGTGATCGCCCAATGATGCTGACGGAAGAATTGAAGAAAGTGATGAGCGCATTTCTGAACAATCAGAAACTGCCCGCGATAATTGTGGGTACCTATGACGGATCCGGGGTTCGGGTGAATGAGAAGTTCAAGATCCCGGCGGCACAGCTTTCTGGAAACATGAAAGCGCAGCTGAGGACAGGAGATAAGGTCCGCATGATTGCGGGAACCGGTTGGGAGGAATTTTACGTATTGGAGATCATTGAACGGCGTCTGGCCTTCAAGGAGGAAATAAAAGAGGAGGCGCTGAAGTAATGGCTTTGACAACAGATACCAGAATTCAGAAACAGACATTTTCAAATCGAAGCTACAACGACTCAGGCACCTGTATTCGTGGAATGGTAAATGATCTGGAGGCACTGGGGCAGGCAATCCGGAAACGACTCTCGACGCAGCAGTTTGAATATCCGATATACAGCTTCCGCTATGGCGTCAACTGGAGAGACCTGATCGGAAAGGATCAGGGATACATCCGGGCAGAGATGCAGCGCATGATCCGGGAAACTCTTGCAGAGGATGATCGGATCCTTTCAGTGGATGGATTTGTTTTTGAATTCAGAGGCATCACCTGTACATGCTCGTTTCAGGTAAGCAGTATATTCGGGCAGATCAGAGAGGAGGTGTCGGTAAGTGTATGAGGACAGAACATATGAAAATATTCTCCAGGAGATGCTGGATCGTGTGACAGAGGACGTGGATAAGAGAGAAGGCAGCGTGATCTATGACGCGCTTGCTCCGGCGGCATATTTTCTGGCAGACCAGTATTTTCAGTTGAACAATTTCATCGACCTTGTATTTTGTGATACAGCGGTAGGTGAATATCTGGACCGTGCTGTAAATGGATACGGTATCAATCGCAAGGCGGCCAGTGCTGCAATCAGAAAAGTTACAACCTCGGGAGACATTGCAATCGGGACCAGATGGATGATCAGCGATGTGGTATACCGGATAACCGGGCAGGTCGAAGAAAATTCGTATGAAGCCGAATGCGAAACTCCTGGAAAGATCGGGAATACGTATTCCGGCTCCTTAGAGCCGCTCTCGGCGGTTTCTGGCGTGACTGCAGAACTGACAGACATTATTACAGATGGAGCAGATGAAGAGACGGATGAGGCATTAAGAAATCGATTTTATGAAAAAGTGCGCCATCCGGCAACATCCGGAAATGCTCATCATTACAGGCAGTGGGCATTAGAAGTTTCGGGAGTGGGAGATGCGAAAGTATTTCCGCTTGATTCCGGACCCGGGACAGTAACAGTGCTGATCGTGGATGCAGACAAGAAAAGGAATCTTTCATTGGAGTCTGTAGTAAGTGAGTATATAGAAACTGTCCGTCCAATTGGTGCGACGGTAACTGTTTCAAGTCCATCAACGCGTGCTGTTGATGTATCAGCGAACGTGATCCTGGATGGAACAAAATCCTTAGATGATGTACTTGCTTTATTCAAAATTCAGGTTTCAGAATATTTGAAGTCATTGGTCTTTGTGGACTATCGTGTCAGCTATGCCAAGATAGGAAGCATTCTTCTCAGCATCGAAGGAGTCCAGGACTATGATGATCTGAAGCTTAACGATGCTACGGGTAATATTACGGTAGGTGTGAAGGAAATTCCTGTTGCTGGTACGGTAAGCTTGGAGGAGGTGCATCGGCTTGCGTCTGATTGAGGTTTTGCCAGATTATTATGATGATAATAAGACAATGCAGGAACTTCAGACAATCATATCTCAGGAATCTGATGGACTGGAGGAGGGCCTTGCAAACACTCTGAAGCAAATTTATTGGGCGAGCGCCACCGGGGCCGGCTTACTTCCGAGGCATGAGAGAATATTTGGAATTATCACCGATGAAGGAAAATCTGATCGATATCGCCGAGAAAAGATTTCGGCAAAGGCGGCGGGAGCTGCGACCACGCTGGTATCGCTGGTCCAGCATATTGCCGAGAGCTATACCAATGCAGCGGTGGAGATTCAGGAAAATAATGCAGGATATACAGTAACAGTCCGATTTACAGGTACATCGGGAATTCCTGGAAACATTGAGGATATTAAGGAAAGCATCGAGGAAGCGATTCCGGCACATCTGAAAGTGTTATATGAGTACATCTTTAATACTTATGGAGCAGTTGGGACTTTTACTCATAAGCAGCTTGCGGCATTTACCCATTATAAGATCCGAAATGGGCACCTGAAGACCAGAAGAATGGAAATGGGTACTTATCAGCACGTGGAACTAGGACAGCTGACACATGAGCAGATTACGAAAGGAGAATTACCAAATGGCAACTAGCACAGAAAACTATAATTTTAAGAAACCGGATGAAAGTGATTTCTATGATATCGCAGATGAGAATAAGAACTGGGACCTGGCGGATGAAGCACTGAAAAATCTGGATACACCGACCTTTGAAGATTATACCGGATCAACGGCCGTGCCAGCGGCAACCGATGCAATCAATCAGATGAAGTCGAAAAGGAAATTAGGGGCTCTTTTATCGAATATTAAGGCTGCATTTAAGGGAGCCTGCCTGATTGGTCACATCGTCAATAACTGCGTGACGGACAACGCCGGCCTGCCGCTTTCGGCGGCGCAGGGGAAGGCTTTGATGGATAAGTACACTCAATTGTATAGTGACAAGGTCAGCATATCTGCTTTGAATTCATATGCTACGAAAAGTGAACTAACTGCATCTAAGAACGGATACATGGGTATTAATGATATCGGAACTCTTAGATCTGCCAGTCAATTAACACAGCCAGGGTATTATCAATTTTATGAAATTACTGCTGACGTCAATAAGGATGCTGGGATAGAAATATTTTCTGAGTATAATACGGGAGATTTTTATGCTTTTCTATTTGGAGGAACTGGTATCAATTCAAGTACCGGATGTCGCTATGGCACATTATTAATTACTACTCCTCGAATTGATAGCGGAATTTGGATTGGTACAATCTGGGAAAAAAATTTACTCGTTGGTACAAGGTTGGGAAAACATCTTAAATTCAAGCAGTACAATACACGGCAGTTCCAGATAATGAAGTTCCAGAAGGAGTCGCATCAATTGATGACCAGTTCCATAGGTTTACATCGCCAGTAGCGGTGAAATTCATCAGCCGTGTTTTTAATGTCTCTTGTGTTAAAACAACTTGCCTGTTTTCAAACGCTGGGGTAAATCCATCAGGTATAATACCTAATTTTAACGGATTATATCCAGATATATCAGATGTTATTGTTATGACAATATGCGCTACAACAATTTTCCCCAATTTAAAGAAAACTATGTCAGAGTCATTACTGAGGTTTTGTTTGGATTGTAAGTTATTGCTGCTAATTTCTGCCGTTACATATTCACTCCATCCCAGATCAATGCCATTTGAAAAAGCATGGGAATAAATTTTTTTAGATGCTTTAACAAAGACCGTTGCTGTTTGCCATCCGTTTTTGTCTCCTGTAATAATAGCAGTACCTTCTGCACCTTTATCTAATCCAACTTTATATGGAGTGTTTAATGTATTTTCGCCCCACCAAACAAATGTTGCAGTGGAATAATTACCAAAAAGATCGGATGAATAAATTGCCTTCCCCTTGTCACTATACAATTGAGGAAATCAACTGAAAACCATATAAATTCGAAAACTCAGCTCCTGCAAAGGAGCTTTTTATATACATAAAAATAAATTTGGAGGTAAAACCATGGAAAAAATCAGAATCAAAGGATCGAGTAAGCTCTATGAGATCCAGAGCATCCAGAAGATCCAGGAGCACGTTCTCAGAATCACCTTCACCGGAGTGGGACCGTCAAAGTGGGATGATATCACGATCTTCACGGCCGGCGGAATCGAATGCGCGACGTTGTCCGGATGGACCACGTTATATCGCGATGAGGGACAGACGGTATATCTCTCTGATGATGGCAGCGTGTACCAGACACCGGATCCGGATGGCGAGATCCTTCCGCCGGAGCCGTATGTTCCGACGCCGGAAGAACTACAGGCAGCGAAAAAGCGGGAAATCAGTCAGGCATGTGAGAACGCTATCTATTCCGGAGTCGATGTCAAGCTGTCGGACGGATCCACGGAGCATTTTTCACTTACGGAGCATGATCAGCTCAATCTCTTCGGTAAGCAGGTACAGCTTGCAGCAGGCACCACTGAGCTTGAGTACCACGCGGACGGTCAGCCATGCCGGTACTACAATGCCGCTGACATGCAGCTGATCATTTCCACAGCTATGCAGCATGTGAGCTATCACACAACATACTGCAACGCAGTTAACATGTGGATTAGTGGTACACAGAGCACAGAGGGGATCCAACAGATCTATTATGGTGCAGACGTGCCGGAACAGTACCAGTCAGATGTCCTCAAGGCATATATTGCATCAATGAAAGAAGGTGTGAGTGATGTGGATGAGTCACAGGCTACTGAACAAATATCTGTTCCTGTTTAATGTTGGCGGACTGCTTTACATACTGATCGAGTTGATTTGGAGAGGATACAGTCATTGGACCATGTTCTTCCTTGGCGGGCTCTGTTTTGTATTCTTGGGACTGATCAATGAAGCGTTGCCCTGGCAGATGCCGTTATGGCAGCAGATCCTCATCGGTGCGGTCGGAATCACGACATTAGAGTTCTTGACCGGCTGTATCGTCAATCTGTGGCTCGGCTGGGGAGTCTGGGACTACAGCGGGCTTCCGGGCAACCTCTTGGGGCAGATCTGTCCGCAGTACTTTCTTATGTGGCTGCCGGTGGCACTGGCCGGAATCGTCCTGGACGACTGGATCCGGTATTGGAAGTTCGGGGAGGAAAGGCCACACTACAGGCTGATTTGACGGACAAACATACAATATAGTAAGAAAATCAAAAGGAGAAATGAGAATGAGCAAAGGTACATGTACAACAATCCAGCTGCTTGCAACTGGAGTAATCGCTTTTTTGTCTGAAAAGTTGGGAATCACATTTTATTTGCTGGGACTGCTTGTCTTTTTAATGGTCGTTGATTATATCAGTGGGATGATTGCGAGTATGGTGGAAGCGATTGATCATCCGGGAGACACATCATATGGTTGGTCCAGTAAAAAAGGAGCAAAGGGAATCGCAAAGAAGATCGCATACTTATTTGTGATCACTGTGGCAATTGTAATTGATTACATCTTAGCAAAGACATCTGGAAATCTCGGATATCATTTGCCATCTGCGATGCTGTCCCTTCTTACAACGGTGTGGTACTTATTGAATGAAGCCTTATCAATTACAGAAAACGCCGGTCGCATGGGTGCGCCGGTACCTGAGTGGTTGATGAAGTACATTGCAGTTCTGAAAGATAAAATCGATAGCAGCAATGAAACAAATCTGAAAGATTAGAAGGAGGTGATCCATCTATCTCCCGTCACGGCCCGGGATATGACCGTTGCGACATCGCAACAGATTTGGTCCAGGAAATGCTTCTGGACCTTTTGCTTTCAAAAGAAAGGATGTATAATTACATGGTAAGAGTCGGAAGTGCAAGAAGCAACGAACACGGTGGAATCACCAGTGGCAAGCCAGGTGATCAGAAAGGTGGAGCTGAGGTCAGCATGCAGGCATGGTATCTCCACAGCAAGGGCTGGATTGTGATTCGCGCCAAGGATCCGACAGCCCGTGAGAAGATCGCAACGAACATGGAGGCCGGGTGCCGGAATAATCATATCGGGTATTGCCAGACCCATAGAACGACCGCGACGGCAGCTGCTAAGCCTTTTGGTTATGATTTATCAAAAATCACAAAAGAGGTGGAGACAGACTGCTCTGAACTTGTGAGAGTGTGCTGCCTGTACGCAGGAATTCAAGTGGGATGCTTCTCCACAGGAAATGAAGTGGCAGCGTTGCAGGCAACAGGGCACTTTGAGGTTTTAAGAGATGCCAAGTATTGCAGCTCTTCAGAGTTCCTCATGCGCGGGGACATCCTCGTTACGAAGACAAAGGGGCACACGGTCGTGGTTTTGGATAATGGAGATAATGTTTTGCCGGAACCTGAAAAAAAATCAGGATGGCGGCAGGAAGCAGGAAAGTGGAGATACTACCATGGCAATACTGGTGAGCCGATATGCAATGATTGGCACAGGGATCCGGATGGACGATGGTACTGGTTTGATGGGACGGGGGATATGGTTGTAAATACATGGAAAAAGAGCAAAAATAAATGGTATTACTTAGGCTTTGATGGTGCAATGGTCACCAATCGACTCCTGCAGATTAACAGCGAAATCTTTGCTTTTGGACCAAACGGCGAGATGCTGGAAGGAACGTTCACAATTAAGACCAATGCGCGAGGTGCCATCGAATTATAGGGGTGGAAAAGCTGTATTTATTGCCAGATTCGTGTTGCATTTCGTGTTGCATAATGGCGAAAAAGAGCGTTTTTGGGAGAAAAAACAGCAAGAAATAGGTCTATAACATTCCTGTGAAACCTGCATAAAATAAGGGAAAACGCTATTTATGAGGCTTTCATGGAATCTATGGTTATGGGTTCGATTCCCCTCAGGTCCACTATAAGGGAAATCTTGAGAAATCGGGATTTCCCTTATTTTATGCCTGTTTGCGGGAAATATTAGAAGATGTTGTCAGCACGTAACTGTTCAGCAGGTCTGCGCGCTTGCTGCGCTGACCGTAAGAAAACATAGGCCGGAAGGCAAAAATCCCATCAGCGAAGCTGATCTGGAATGGATTTTTGCGTGTAACTATGAAGGTACTGAATCGTTGTGATATCACATAAAATGTTTATGATTGTTCTCACAAACCCCGGAATGATCGTCACTGACGAAAAAGGGGACGGCACAGATTGACAAAATTATTTCCATGCTTTACACTTTAAATTACAGAACGATTCCCAAAGCTGAAATCCAGCCGGGAGAAATAAGAAATGAAAGTAAAGGAGAACTCTCATGAAAAAACGGGGCGACTATTTAAAGAAAGCATATTATCATTTAATGAAGATCGAACAGAAGAAAAACAAAATCCTAGAAGTTGAGAACTACGGCGAGATCAACGCGGAATTAAACCGCAAGTTCGCAAAGGGCGAATACTTTGACTCCAGCGAAGTTTATGTTGAGGACGGGTACCTCTGCGTAGGCGAAGGTTTCTTCCGCCTTTCCGGAAAAGAGCAGGACGCTCTGATCGAGTACCTTTGCCCGGAAGATGACAGCACAGAAGAATAATTGGCATATTTTTGTGCCGTGCGCAGTCATTTGCTGCAAGTAATACTTTTGCGGGAGTGCGCATCGCTGACATGTAGTACCTTTTAGAACAAAAAAGATACCGGTATGGACGACTTGGTTCGCAATCATACCGGTATCTTTTTATATGAGCGTGACAGGGGGAATCGATCGTCCCCCGCATTGCCCGGACATACGTATTCTTATAAAATACAAGTCAGATTTTTAATAAATGTGTCTTTCTCCCCAATGCCGGCCGCATTTGCGAGAAATTCGGCGATCCCGCTTGTGGTCTCTTCATCAGCCTCATAAAAGACAGCCCAGGTATAGAATACACATTTTAAATGTTCCATAGCGTCGTCACCGGCTTTTGCCAGTTCGATCATCTTGTCGAGAAATTCTTTTTCAGAAACGCCCATGGTTGGGAAATTTGTTGGTGTAAAATCCAT